TATTATATTGTTTATATGTATTTTCTATATAAAAATTTAAATCTAAATGCTCAAGCCCTTCATATATACTTCTTTTTAATGGTTCATGTTTCTCTCCAAAATTCATAGACGATACATAATAACTCCATAATTTAGCATCATAATTTTTAGTTACCCAGAATTCTGCTACATATCTATCAATTTGAGTATCATTATTATATTTTAATCTATCAAGTGCTTTAATATTAGATGAATTCGTCCACCAAAAATTTCCACTATAATGTCTTGTATTCAATGAAAATGGATAGGTTGATGGTTTGTAATATGGCCCTCCTGATTCAGGATAATAATTACAACTTACGATATCATAATCAATCAATTTATCTAAACAGTGTTTGTATTTTTCAATGACAAAGTATTCTAAATATTCTATCCAATCATCGATTGCTCCTGATTTATGTAATGTTCCTTTACAATGAAAATATAATATATTACAATCTTCATTATCGCATATTGTCTTTATTAAATTGATAGCAGGAAATTCATATAGTTTTACATTTTCTCCAAAATTAATCACTTCTACTTTAGGATGAGACCATATTGATTTTAATAATTTTATATTAGATTCTGGTCCTAAATAAGAAATTTTAGCACATTTAAGATGTTCATCATCTAAAATACCAGAATCAACTAATTTATTATATGACTTAAATGTTAAATGAATCCATTCGGTATTTACAGCAGCAATATGATATACAATATAAAATGGTTTTGGATTTTCTCTTGGAACAATATTAGATATCTCAAATATACCATCATGATTATTTAAGTCTAATTTAACAATACGGTCCTTGTTTTCACATAATTCTTTTATTTTTAATAAAAAAGGGTTATTAGGCTCCTTTTCTAGACGAATTTGATTATTTTTTCTAATTTTTACAATATTATAATTATAAAACGAATAGTATGATTTTTTTTCATTAAAATAATAACATTCTTTATAAATATCTTCATTACATAAACTTAATAATGAACAATCATTTGCTTCATTTGAAGGAAAGCATTCATCACAATATTTATGAATTCCAGTATGATATAAATAGGCTTTATTTTTTAATAATGGGTCAAACATACTACCTAGTTCTAAACAAGTAAGTGTATTGTTATATTTAAACCATTCATAACATAATATTCTACCTAGTGGACCACATAAACATATAACTACATCTCCATCATTGAATGTTTTGAATTCATCTTTAACTTTTTCATAGTTATTAGTAAAAGCATTTGAATTTGAGACAATAATGGTTTTGTATGGAATGATGTTTAAGGCATCTAATTTATATAAATTTTTTGAATTATTTTCATTAGTTACTACAACGATTCTCTTGTTTTTCATTGTCTTTTTTAAAACATCAATTGTTGTATCAATGTTTGTATTTATAAGTATATTAGCATTTAAAACATTAGGGTTTAATTCATTGGAGTCGTTCATTTTTACATATTGTATTGCTTCATTGTAATAAGTATTATAACATAAAGAACAAGGTAATCCTATATAATAATGTTCGTGTTCATATTTCAAACATTCTTTTAATTTTTCTGACATTTCAAATGTGGATGATTCATCTCCTCTGGATAATGATGCTCCATTATGATTCATAACTGCTGCTATTTCGCCATCATTCATTTTTATAAAACAGAATGGCGTGTTATTTTCCAAATTATTGTATAATATATCGACTTTATTCATTATTATAGTTTATCTTATAATTATTTATTTAATACGAATTTAATAATAATATTATATTTATTCGATTTATTGAATTTATTTATAAATACAATAAATATGTTATTATTGTGGAGCAGGAAAAGGTCTTTGATTTGATTCAATTACTAGTGGTTCCGGCATTATAAGAGGTAATCTATCAAAATAGCTAACCATGGGTACAGATTTAAATTCTGGATTTATAGGATTATTTTTATATACTAAATTCGTGGAGCCAATGCCAAATAGAAAACTTTCAATTTCCACTGGATTATGTGATAAAGTATTTCTTGGCATATGACTAGGCGTTATTCCAAGACATGGAATGGCATTTTTATATGCGTTTCCATATGATGAATTCGTATAATGCGTATAATTATTAGCTAAACTATTATCTCTCTGTTCTAAGCAATAATTTTCAGGAGTGTTTTTATTTCGCGTAGAAGTCATATTTATATATATAATCAATTATTTTCTATTTTGTGAATTAACAAATTGTATTTTTCATCAGATATAATATTTTTATTTAATAAATCAATTAAACAATTATGAAATAAATAAAAAAAATCATATGAAAATAATAAAATAAGTTCCATGTCTTCTAGTGGTAATATTGATTTATGTTTCATTTTTTCTAAAATTAATTTTCCTTTATCATTATGAATTAGTTTATTAGTTATAAAACTAAATAATACATTTATTTTATCTGAATCCCATTCATTTAAATTAAACGCTTGTAACAGTTGACTTCTATATAAATCATTTGCTAAATCATTGTCATCGTCGGTGTCGCTTATTAAATTATATGTACATATAAATGAAGTATTATACATATAATTTATTTTAAAATACTTTTTAAGTCTTAACAGTAATCTAATAATATGTATCATTCAGTTATTTAATACTGATAAGGATTATGATGCTTTGCGTAATCCTGGTCTCTTGTTAAATTACGAGATGGTAATCCACCACGAATCCATCCATCAGCAGCAATACCTTCTACTAAATTAGAAGGGTTTGTAACAGTGCTTTCAATTGAAGGTATCAAAGGGTAATTGCTATAAGGAATGTATGATACTTCAGATGTAGTATTTACACTTTTTCTATTGGTAACCATGTCGCCTTGTTGAATATGTGATTCAAGAATAGAATTACTAGGTCCTCTACCCAAATAAGGAACTGTTGCGAAAGGTCTTTGTAATAAACTAATACGGCATTTTGGTTTACTTAAATCCGAAATGGTTAATCTAGAATTATAATCGACATTACAACCATTAATTCCTACTTGATGACTTCCAGAATAAAATACACTTGGTTGACTGGTTGCGAAATCAATGGCTTTTGTCATTGGACAAGCAGGATAATAATTTGTTACCATATAATTACCTCCTTTCATATATTGAATATCTTTTTGATTTAAAAAACAGTCGTCGTTTCCTATTCTTGACATATTTTGAAAAGTAAAATCACTTGTTATAGTCATCGTCTATAAATTAATAGAATATTATTTTTTACTAAAGTTAAAGTGATTACAAATTATTTATTATTTTGATAGTTGATATTGTAATTAGTAGTTTGTATAACGATAATTATCTTTAACACAAGCAAAACCATTTCCTTCTTTACATGAAATCATATCGCCATAACAAAATTCTGCGAAAGCATCTTGATCATTTGGTATTTTAGTATTCGCAGTTGAATAAAATGTTCTCATTGAATTATCAAAATCATAAGCATCTGCTAAATCTTTAAATAATCGTTTGTCTATATTAGGATCCCCAAAATTATTTTCAATAAATGTTTGTGTTTTATTATCCATCTCTTCTCCAACTTTTTTATTATAAGATGGTGCTGCCGAAGGTCTATTTGGATTATCATCTATTTCTGTTAATAAAACATTCATTGCTGGATTTCTTGGTGTCGGTTTTGTGTATTCATTTTTTAAAGAATTATAGCAATTCATATTATCAAATTTTTCAATTATACTTTTGGATTTACTTAAAATAGGTTTCTTTTGATTGTTTTTATTAATATAGTATAATAAAACAATAACAGCTAAAGTAATTACACCTGTAATTACAATTTTATAGGTTTGTGTTAATAAATATCCTAAAATTGTTAATATTATTACTAAACGTGTTATAGCATTTAATTTTTCTTCTGATGACATTGATTCGCGTGGATATAATTGACTTATATTTTCAGATTTAAATAAAATCTTAGGGTCTTTTATCCAAAATGTACTCATATATCTTTTATATATATTGTTTTCTATTTTATTTATTTATGCCGTATTGTTATATTGATATATTGATTGTAATATTAAATGTTATAATCAATAAAACTTATATTTATTTGGTTTATTTATTTTTCTTACCTTTATTCTTTTTAGGATTATTTTGGTTATTTTCTTGTTTATTTGTATTTTGAAAACGACTACTTTTTTCCATTTTCTCTCCTGTTCTAAATATCAAATTCTCAATATCAACATTGTCTACATTGCCACTATTTAATAATTTTGTTATATGTGCTTCACGTTCTAATTCTTCTTCTGTTAAATTGACAATTGACTGTTTTGTTGTTTGTTGAGAATCTAATTTTTTCTTTAGACGTTCTCTCGTTTTTGCCATTTTAAGATTTTGATTTAAATGATTTTCAACTGCTCCCATATTTACTTTCATATTTTTACCTCCTATATTTGGAATACCCATTTTACTTAACATTTGTTGAATATTTTCCATTCCTGGCATATCTCTCATACGTTTAACAATATTACTTGCTTCTTCGATTAGTTCGCTTTCTTTAATATCACCAGATTTTATTTTATGGTCTAATTTATCTCCAACATTTTTTACTAAACCCATTAACTTTGTCGGATTTTTAAAAAGGGTTTGAAAATAATCATTAGCAGATGACATGTTATCAGGGTCAATATTCAATTCGCTCGCAGTTTCCTCCGCAATTTCTCTTGCTAATTTTCCCAATTTGCCATCCATCATATTGTTTATATGTTCATGAAATTGATTCGCATCTGGCAAATCCTCTAGATTTATTCCAGAACAATCAGCTGCCATATTCGAACCATTTGTTTCAAATAAGTTTTTAATATTATTGATTGTTTCGTCTAATTTATTTTTAAACTCATTCTCGTTAATTGCTTCGAATAATTTCGCGGTATCTCCAAAACTTTCTCCTTCTGATATATCACTTACAATAGAAAATAAAATGAGCTGTAAGTATTTCCAGATAGTTTCACGTGTCATATCAGTAATATCACATTTCCATAAAATTTTAAAATCGATTCCTGGTAAAAATTGGGTATTTATGTTATCATCATCAAACATCTCTTTATTTTGATATAAAATATCAAAAAATCTTTCTGGAAATACTTGT